TGCCGAGTTCCACGGAACACTTGCCGACAGACACCTGCATGTTGTTCCTGGTGCTGGATATGGTGACTCACCAGTTCCTTCGATGTCGCGGGTGTCTTCTGGTGGCTCTGGTGGTTCTTCAAGTTCAAATACAATGACTGTGTCAATAAACGTAAATGGCGGAAACGGTTCACCAGAACAAGTTGCGAACATGGTAATGATGAAGCTCAACGAAGAGCGAAGAAAGATGAATGAAAGAACATGAGCTTCAAATACTCATTTAATGAATATCAATGGATAACCGTTGCTTATACCAAGCCGAATAGCCAAAGACCAAATTGGCCAATAAAACAAACATTTAAATGCATAAACAAATCTGGAACCAATATAGAACCAAGAAACCACCCTGATTGGGAGGTCCAAAATAATGGAAATAAATACTGGTCACCATATGCCACGCCAGCATCAAAACCAAATACATCCACCTATATTGTTTACAACACAAATGACGAGTTTACTTATCAATCAGGTTTTTTGCCGGTATCAACAGTTGACCTTGTTTTGCCAAATGCGACAAAAGGCATACAAGTACATAAAGAACAGTTTGTAGACAACAACACCTCAAAGGTTTATGCCAACGAAATATACTCTGTTACTAAAGATTTTTTTATTTGGAGCGACACAGAGCTGCCAGACTCAAAAAATCCATATTCAACATATAGAATACCTAAGTGGAGAAAACAGTCAGACACGCTAAGCCAGGATTACACTCCGTATTGGTATCATCCATCTTTAAAGCAATTTTTTCCAGTATCTAAAAAATTAGCCGATGCTCAATACAACGCTTTGGCAAAGGTTGATTTATATACTTCTTTTCGAGGAGAAGCATCTGATTTCAATTTGAGTACTTTTACTAAAGCAAAAATTGAATACCTGGAATCAAAAGGTCTTTCGAATAGAGAGGCTGTTGAAAGGGCTAGAGCTGAAGCGGCAGTAGCAGCTGCAGCCGCTGGAGCAGGAAGTAGTGGTGCTGCCGGCGGAAAAGCTGGCTCTCGTTCATCTGCAACAAAGAATGCCACTACAAGCCGAACGAATCAATCATCAGCTACAGCACAGGGTGAATATGGACAGAATGATGCTGGGACCCAGAACAGGGCAGTTGTTGCAACAATAAAAAAATCAATAAATTCAAGAGTTCTAGCACTTGGTGATACAACAAAAGCAGAAATGATTCAGTACTACAGGGCTCCAGATGGAGACTATTCACTAACACCTGACAGGTTTCAATTCAGATACTACCCAAACAATGTTTCATACACTGACCTTGGAGCAAACTGGACAGAAGTAGACAGAGTCAATAATTCACCATTTGTTGATTTTAGAAACTTCAAACTAATGAAAATTTCTTTTGAGTTTGTCGTTGGTGATAACACAAACCTGATGACATCCTGTGATGATGAATTAAAAATGCTTCGGCAAATGGCAACAAGACCAGAATCTGTAATTTTTCTAGGAATGGACAAAATGTTTACCGAGCAGCTCATCTACCCATCGTGGACCGGTGGTTCCGGTATTGAATTTGCGATTGTAGATTTAACAATAAACTCAGTGCAGAGAGTACAGCAACCACCTGATGCAAATAGCTCATCATCCCCAAGGGGAGAAATAGCGCGAGCAACCTGCAATATAACAATGCAGGAATTACCACTAGAGGGGCCAAATCTAATAGTGCTTCCTCGTCTAGTTGAGATATCCACCCCGACCCCGGGAACACCAACCCCAGGACCAGGAACATGCATACCGCAAATATGGTCCAATCCTGGTGTTACGAAAAACAGAGAAGTATCTGGGTGTCCGAATGAACAGACGATTCCATAACCATGGCCCAAGAACTTACAACTTTTACAAGTTGGTCATTTGCTAGAAACTTTTCTGGACCTCAGCAGAGAAGAATAATAATTGCAGATTTGCCCAATTTTGGCAAGGGCTCGTTTACCGATGTTTCTCAATTCGTCACTCAAGCAAGCGTTAATTACACGATGGACATGGCTTCAGAACTATCTTTCGACATTCTTGACCCAGGCCTACTTATGTCTAAGAATAATTATTTTATTTTAGGAAGAGACATAATTTACCAGACAGAAACAATAGGGCAGGTTGCCCCAGCAAGTTCTGTTACAAGACCAGTATCTCAACTTTTTGAAATTGCAAACGTTACAGTTTCTCAGGGTCCTGGTGGTAGTTGCTCTTATTCAGTCAAGTGTTACACCAAGGCGGTTCAGCAGATGAAGCGCGACAAAAAAGGTGGAACCATAAAGGGTGGCGGTAGCCAGTACGTAAAAAACGCAGCCAAGAAATATGGTTTAAAATTCGCAGGACAAGAAACAAGCAAGGGTGGCTCAACTACTTCTGCTAAGGGAAGTCGTGAGGCTGAGTCAGTTTGGGACATAATTCAAAGAATCGCTGAGTCTGCAAAATTTGTTTGTTTTGAAGTTGATGGGTATCTTATTTTCGCATCTGAGCAATGGCTTCTTCACAAGTGGGGTGTTGATAGAAGAACTGTCCCAAATATGATTCCAGACAAGAAAAATCCTGGAAAGAAAAAGCAAAAAGGATTCAAAGAGCAAAGATGGATTCCTTTGCAATTTCCAAACGATTCTATTGACTATGTTGGGACTCCAGGAAGATTCTTGCTCACAGAACATCCGAATATAACAAAGTCAGACAACGACCCATACGCAGGAGACGGTGGTTGCACTGTCGAAAGAGTTAACGGGACACAGCTGAGACCAGGAATGACGGCTTATGTTGGGACAGTTCCAAACATGTCAGGGTTTTATTTGATAACTGATGTTTCATTTAATGAGATGTCCCCAGATGCCGTATCTGTATCATTCAGAACTGTTGAAAGAACTGAACAGCAAAAGAAAAATTTAAAACTATTGCCAATTGGAGAAAAATACACTCAGACATACGTCGTTGACAGGTCTGCTTTGCCTCAAATAAAAACAACTGTAGAAGAGGCTCGTTCAGCTTCAGGACAGCCAATTACTAAAAACTCTATTGATTCCAGAATTCTTCCCTTGCCCACGAATGCAAACAGATATCTATATCCGTCAATGGTTTATGCGAATATTACAAGCACACATGCAATGATAAAAAATCAAATAACAGGTGGAGAGCCAGACTCATATGGTATTCACACAACGTACTCCACGACACTCGTGCAGCAGTACGGAAATGAGTGGAGATGCGTGATTCTCCCGACTATTTACACAGTCGGTGGAGTAGCAGTAGAAAAGACTGTTGCCGAAGTGGAGGCCGCGTTTTTGGCTGCTGGCGGATACGAGGGAAATGGGAAGCACCTAGGTGTAGTGCGTGGAGACACCGAGAAGAAGGCTCGTCTGAATGGTAGGGACTATGCCTTTTTGATTTCTATGCAACAGGAACAGATTTCAATCAATAGATTTCCTAATGTTTCTGGAAGTTTATACTTAATACCAAATACCGCTGGTGGCATAGATTCATCATGGTATTAATAAAGTAAAATAGAATACGAAAGGAGACAAAAATGACAAAAAGACCATCATTAGTTGATAACAAAAAAGCTTCTAAGCACCTACTTACGCCTGGAAGGTTTTATAAGGGTCGAGTTACTTTTGTCAACCCTAAGGGCCAGGTATCTGTATTCTTATCGGATATCAAATGTAGCTACGATTCGGTGACCCCAGTCGGCACAACTGCTACGCAAAAGTTAAAGATTGGCGATGTTGTTGATTGTGCTTTTACAGATGAGTTTTTTACAGATATTGTTGTTTTTGGTTCTAGTAATTTCAGGGAAGACGTTTTTGCATCCAAAGTAATTGTTGACTCTTTGGTTGACGAGATTGCATCGTTGAAAGCTCGCGTAACTGCATTGGAGAATCAATAATGGATATGCTTGCATTCCCGATTAGATTCGATAGTAGTGGGTTTAAAAAACACCGCGAAGGAAGCGACGAATACTACACACAGCTCTTGTCTATTTGCATGTTGACCGAACCAATGACTCATCCTTTCACCCCAAGATTTGGGGTAAATGACCCAGCATTTAGAGGAATTGATAAAGGGTTATTCGTTTTAAATGCTGCGCGTTATGTCCCTGAGGTAAAAATAACATCAGTTTTGACAACAGAAGATTCTGACTCAAATGCAAAAGTCACGTTCTCATTCGATGTTTTGGTATAGGAGAAAATAGTGCCTGCAGATTTTTCAGACTTCATCGACCTTACAATATTCGACCTTGAGCCTGGCGATGTCTATAAAGACTCACTAGAGCTTGCGCGGTTAACGCTTCCGAGCTTTGAGTTGAGAACGGGGACACCAGAAGACGCAATTTTTCAAGCAATGGCTTATGTCAGCTCGTTAAACATAGCTGCAATAAATAGGCTTCCAAACAGACTTATGGCTGGCTTGATGGCGATACTTGGCTTCACAAGACAGGAGGGTGTTGCTTCAGAGGTAGATGTAATATTCACTCTTAATTCGTACAATGGTGGGACAATCCCGGCTGGAACTGTAGTTAGTTTTGAAACATTTTACGAAGACGAACTTCAAGAGTACGCATTTCAAACATTAGAGGCAGTCGAAGTAGGAGCTGTTGACCCGGAAAACGAAGAGCTGCCTTTTGCAGTAATACCGGTATATTGCTTAACCCTTGGGATAATTCCACCGATATCGGCAGATACAGAATTAAGCGTAGTTTCTTCTGGAACAAATATAATATCGGCAATTGTGGCAAATCCAAGCGGATTTGTTAATGGCGTAAACCAAGATACCGACTCCGACTATCTGTCGCGTGCTGCCACATACCTTCGCTCATTGTCTTCTGTTATAAACAAGTCGTCACAACTAGACGCATATGTGCTCTCATCATTCCCTGGTGTTGTTGGAAAAGTGAAGTCATACGACTTGACCAACGGAGACAGCACTTCTGGAGACATATCGGTTAAAAGAACATCTGGGGTAATACGAACATTTAGAGATGGGGCCACGAGTCTTGCGACAATACAGACTGAAGCACCTCACCTATTTATTGCAGGAGATTCTGTAAGATTTTCTGGTTGTGGAGAATTTAATGGAGAATTCGAAATACTCGCAACCAGCGCTTCTACAATGGTTTTCACTTCGGTAGGTGCAAACAGTGCCAGTACGGTTGTTACTGGTTCGGCCTACGCAGGTGAAGATGAGGCTGGTTATGTATCAGTTTTTG